GTTCTATGTGCCGCGCCAGGTGGAGAAGGTCGGAGAAATCACGCTCGATAGACCGACTAACCCGAATCTGGTACGGGTCTGGGAAGATGCTACTGACGGATATGCAGCCGGTGTGCGCTATCTTGCAGACCCGCGTGCAACCCTGTCTACCCACATGAAGACTGCGTACAAAGAGATACTGAATAAACAATTAGCCGACGCTCTGGAGCCACTGTCGATTACGCCTTCGAGGTTAATAGACCCTGCTGTTGTAATTGATTATCGGATGAAAGTCCGTGCCTTCCAGCAGGCCCATCGAGAGAGGATTCGGATCAGAGTGCCTCGCGTGACTCCGGGCGAAGGTGCAACTCCGACTGAAAAGGCGCTCCGACGAGAACTTACCGGCCAACGACGCGCTGCACAGGCGCGGGAAGATAGTGCTCGGAGAGATTATAACTCGGCAAAGGAAAAATACAGGAGGGCAAGGGAGAAGGCAAAGAAGGCAGAATACGCTTCTGGTGAGTTGTTTGGTCGCGCCGAAGGAGATATTCCTATTTCCCTGTGGCGTAATCGCTTTTTACCGCGTGAAGATGCTGAAATTCTTAATGATGCACTCGGCCTGTTTCGCAGTGTGCGAGGGGGAGAGGCTTTCACTCGCATGGGAAGCAAGACTGCCAGGGGCTTTGAGATGGTAGCCGATCAGGTGCGCTTCCTGTCAGCAATTGGTGACTTTGCGGAGCCACTGACCCACGGTTTTCCCTTTATGGTTAGAGACCCCGTAGGCTGGGCGCGTGCCAGCCTGAGACACTATCAGGCTTTCTTTGATCCAGCGGTGCAGGCTCGATTTATTCGCGAGAATATGGATACGTATCTTGAAATGGCCCAGCATGGCATTCCAGTCGGTGATCCAGAGGTATTTAAGGCGTTACTTCCAGGGCAGGGACTTTCTCCGGGCGCATTGCTGGAGGGGCTGCCGAAGGGCGCTGAGGCTCGCCGACTCTTGCGGGCAGGAGGAAAGCAATTCTTCGGGCGATTCCAGGCATCTTACAGCACAGGACTTGGCATGAGTCGAGCACTATTGTGGAAGTCGCTGAAGCCGACATGGGACGGTTCGCTGGAAGAATTGGCATCTTATATACGGAACATGACTGGAGGATTGGATTCTCGCGCTCTTGGGGTTGGCCCGAGCCAGCGCGGATTCGAGTCTTTTTTCTTGGCCTTTTCACCAAGGTTATTAAGGTCAACCGTGGCGTTGGTTGCGGATGCATGGAGAGGGCTTGCGAAGTTACGATTACAGCGCGATCTTAGATTTACAAGCGAGGCTACTCGCAAACAGAAAGAATCTTTACACACAGTGGCGAACTTTATTGTAGCAGTGCATATGCTTGGCATTACTGCGGGGTTGGGACTTGGAAAGTCCTGGGAAGAGATACTAGACAGTATTACCCCAACGAAGGGCAAGAGACATCTGGCCCATATTATCAATGGTGACTGGGTGGGGGTCGGGGGACAGATGCGTGCGCTAATGCAACTTCATGCGAACACGTTCGTCGCGATAGCAAAAGGCGACCCGAGCGCGTTTACTAACCCAAGCGTATTCGATAACCCGTTGCTCCAGTTTGCAGCGAGTAGGGGGGCAGTTGGGCTTAACATAGCAGGCGCACTTGTGGAGGGACTCACTGATATTAATGCATTGCCCTACGACAACATCGACTCGGTCCCTGATGTGCTCTCCCACATAGGCACGTCTGCGCTGCCATTTGCCGCGCAGGGCAGGATAGATGGAGAGGGCCTTACAGGGACAACATTTGCAGTTACTGGATGGAGGACTTCTCCGCTTACCGGCGGCGAGAAGAAAAATAGGGCTAGGATTCAAAGTATGAAGGACAAGGGTTGGCACGGTGTACCCTATAATGAGTTAGCCAAAGAGGTAGGAGAGATATCTGATAACACAGAGCCTGTTACCGAGTATGCCCAGCTTCCGCAGGGACTGAAGAACGTGGTTGACAAGGACGAGGCCGTGGTTGAGTCACAGGCTGAGGTAGTTGAAACCAGAGGAAAGTTTAACCCCAAGCAGGCTGAGTATACGGAAAAGATGGAGGAGATAAATACCCAGGCAGCCGCTCAACTGGAAAAGGACTGGGAGTTCTCTGTAGAAGATGATCCTGAACGCGCAGGGAAGTATTACAGGCTAAACAGAAGCGAAGCTCTCAGTAAACGGTATATTTTAAGGGCAGATAGGAGGGAAGCGGCAGAGAAGCAGAATCTCTTTGACTTCCCTGAGAAAGATAGGACCACAGCCGAGGCCGTAGTGGATGATTACTGGGCTCTCCTAACCTCAGTAGACGACGAGGATGCTTTCAAGAAGTTCTTCCCTGACAGGGAGTTTGTGCCCCTCGAAGACCCTGAGAGCGGCGATTTTAACTTCGACGAGCGCGAGCGAAGGCTTGCGGCGTTTGCGGAAAGACACGGCGCGGGCTCCGCTGAGGCGATAGAGCAGAAGTCTTTAGAGTGGGCACCAGAGCCAGAGATAAATTATAGAGCAGCCAGAAAATATATAGAAAGCACTGGATACTGGGGTCAGTATAAAGAGGTAGCGGCTGAGTGGAACCTTAGCTCCCTGTGGGAGGAGTACAAACTAAAAGGCACGGCGGCTGCGAGAAAGTTTAAGAAAGAGAACCCGCGTATCGAAGACATAGTGATAGAGGCAGGGAAACGCAAGCATAAGATGAGGTTGAAAAATACCGACCTCGACAAGGTGCTAGTATACTGGGGGTATGTACCTAATAGGGCGCGATACACCGTGAAAGACGTACTTTTAGGAAACTAGGTATGGTAGTGTAAGGCTTGACAACCACTATATAGTGTGCTTATCTTTGGAGGATAGAGGAGGGAAATAGGCTTATGGTGACAGAAAACGTAGAGCAGTTGTCTCTTGAGACTACAGACAGTCCCGTTGATACAGGGGCTGCGGAAGTCGATACGTCTCCACAGGAGACCGTAGAGGCCCCGCAGGCAGAAGCAGAGGTTTCGACAGAGGCAGCGCAGGCTCCGGCACAAGGGCCTGTCCCTTCCGCACAGGAGCAACCACAGTCTCAACCGGCTGGGGTAGCCCCTCCGACACAACCGCAGTACACGCCCGATCAGATAGCCAGGATGCAGCAGGAAGCTGCCCAGTACGCACAGGTCCAGCAGAAGGCCGCGCTACAGAACCAGGCTGACCAGTACAAGAGGCAGTTAGAGGAACAGGGCTATATGCCCGAGCAGGCGGAGCAGGCTGCCAATCATTATGTGCAGTCCCAGCAGCAGCAACAGACCTTGATGCAGCAGGCAGAGCAGTACGGGCAGCACTTACAGGGTCAGCAGGCAGCCGCAGAGCAGTTTGCTGCCAAGTACAATCTTGGTATAAGCGACCTTGCGGCACTGAGGACTCACAACGATCCCCAGTCTATGGAGAACGCGGCTAAGAAGATGGCTGCCGACAGGGAACGTGACGCGGAGTTAGCAAGGTTGAAGCAGGCGCAAGTGCCTGCACAGAGTTTCGATAACAGTCAGGGCAATCCACAAGTGGCTGCCGATGATGGGGGATGGCTGGATAGGTACAATGGCGGAGATAGGTCGCCGAGCGCACAGGCGGCGGCGAAAAAAGCAGCAGGACTAGGATAAATAGCCAAGGAGGATAAGGATGGCCCAGACAGCGACGACAGGTAATCTTGAAAACGCGCAGAAGATCATTATTGCGGCGAGTAGGTACACGGAGGAGCATAACGCTCCGGCTCTTGCCTTAATAGAGCAGTTTAGTCTCCCGAAGGGATCGAAGCAGGTAACTGTTCCCAAGGTGGGACAGATGTCCATGTCCGATTTACAGGACGGGGTCGATATAGTCGATGAGGAAGATATTGGGATGACCACGGTAGACCTGACGGCATCAGAGGTCGGGGCCAAGGTGATCCTGACCGACAAGCTGGTACGGCAGGCCGCCGACAACGTCTTCTCCATGATAGGTCGCCAACTTGGTGACGGCATGGCGAGGAAGAAGGACACGGATGTTATAGCCCTGTGGCCTAGCCTCAATGGTGGCACGGTACTCTCTGCGGATAACCAGACTTTCTCTACGGCGAATGTTCACGCCGCTATAAGTAGGGCGAAAGCCAATAATTTTGGCAACCAGCTTTACATAATTCATCACCCAAATGCGGTTGCGGAGCTTTCTAAGGCTTCGGCTACAACGGCTGATACAGCAGCAGCGTCAGGGCTTACCAATGGATGGAGTGTAGACCTGTTACAGAATTTCTACAGCGGTCTTCGTCCCATCAACGGTGTGAGCATTTTTGAGGATGGAAATATCGGGAAAATCGGCACCACTGACTCTGGGTATGGTGTTGTCGCTGATAAGACAGCAATGGCTGCTCTTACCAGCGTAGACACTAGGACTGAGCGACAGCGCGACGCATCTCTCAGGGCCACGGAAGTGGTAATGACCGCAGACTACGGCGTATTCGAGCTTGATGACAGCCGTGGCGCAGCATTTAGGGCCGAGATTGGCGATCTTTCCTTTAGCTAGGCCTAGGTAAGTGAGGGTAAGTAATGGTAGGAATAACTGAACGCAACCAGCAGAAGCAAGAGCTAGTTGGTGCGGGGTTCTCGCTAAGATACATAGACGAGTGGATGCCTAAAACTACACTGTACCGCCACAAGGCTAGTTACGATGTAGCAGGTAATGTGTCAGAAGATATTGGCACTATCGTAAAGGGGGTTCCGGGTAATCCAGACTACGTGTTGCTTAAGGCTAAGATCGGACTATTCCCTTGGACTCCCGGCGAAAGCTGTGAGTGCCAGTGGTGTACGCGAGCAAGAGTCGGAGAGACGAAGGCAGAGGTGTCGAAGGAGGACGCGACGATAATGTCGTCCGCGCCCTGCCCCGACTGTGACTTTATAGCCTCTGCCCCCACAGCGACAGGTGCCGCGTCACGACTACGCGCCCACGCTAAGACACATAGCTAGTATACTGGGGCGGCTGTAACGATAGGCCGAGGCCGCCCTCGGTAAAATAAATATCGGCCTGTCGCAGGACATTGATCCTGTAAGGAGGTTTTGTTATGTCTTTTCCAGCAACTCAAAGCGGAAGGTATGGGTTTGAGAAACAAACCACATCGGCTAAGAAGCAAGTCTACGGCGCTACAATGACCCTTCCAGACGGAAGGGTATATCGCTATGTAGAGAACGGCGGGACTGCTATTGGTGAGGGTTTGGTTGTAGCCAGTGAGGCTCCCGCAGGAAACCACGACGAA